CGCTCACTCCGCCACCACCGGCGACTCCGCGCACTCGGCCACCACCGGCTACTCCGCGCACTCGGCCACCACCGGCGACTCCGCGCACTCGGCCACCACCGGCTACTCCGCGCACTCGGCCACCTCCGGCCCAGACGCGCACTCGGCCACCACCGGCTACTCCGCGCACTCGGCCACCACCGGCAACTCCGCGCACTCGGCCACCACCGGCCCAGACGCGCACTCGGCCACCACCGGCAACTCCGCGCACTCGGCCACCACCGGCTACTCCGCGCACTCGGCCACCACCGGCGACTCCGCGCACTCGGCCACCACCGGCAACTCCGCGCACTCGGCTGTAGCTGGAAAAGAGTGCATCGCGGCATCGCTCGGCTTTGAAGGACAGGCAAAAGGAATCAAAGGAAACTGGCTGGTTCTTGCAGAATGGAAAGACGGCAAGATCAAGAGCATGGGTATCGCCATTGTGGATGGGAAGAAGATAAATGCCGATACGTTCTATGCGTTGAAGGGTGGGAAGTTTGTCGAGGCTACCAATGACTGACCCGCTGACCAACCTGATCGCCGCTCCCAACGTGAGCATACGCGCACCTGAGCCGCTGATTCACTGGCCCACCGTGCGCTTGACATTGGCAATCGTAACCGCGCTGGCCGTTGGCGGCTGGCTGATCTTGGAGGCAGCATTATGAGCGAAGCATTGAAACCGTGCCCGTTTTGCGGGCGCACTTGCAATCTAGTCGTCGATTGTCTCATCGGAGATGACTGGTTTGTATCTTGCGAAGAAGACTTAAAATGCCGAATGAGTCTCCACGCTGTACATCCTACAAAAGAAGCTGCAATCTCCGCCTGGAACACGCGCCCGGTCGAGGATGCGCTGGTTGAGGCGCTGAAAGCAGCCGAAGTCATGCTACGTGCATTGCTGGTATCAACGCCATGCTCTGTGTCCACGAACGATAGCGGTAAATTCCGCAACATCAACTCGTTTGGAACACTGAAAGAAGTACAGGCAGCACTCAAGCTGGCCGCCGAATGACCGCGCTGCTCGATCCCGCTATCCTGGGCCTGGTGCTGGTCGCCATTGCCTACTTGAAGCCTCGCATAACACCCATTCTCACCCGTCCGCAGGTAGAAACCGGGAACGGAATCTAGCACGCCTGACGGACGCCCGCCAAACATCCCACACAAAATAAGACCCGCGCCCAAAACATCGAGCGCGGGTTCCTGCTTGAGAGGAGGAAGGTTCCAACGATGATTCAATGTAGCATGATTTGGTCGGGATCGCGAGTCTCCCTGGTCGCATATGCTCGCGGATCAGCCGCGCCTGCTTGTACGGATCGTGCGGGATGGGTGTTGGCTTGGGTCTCACGCGCTCACCGGGAATTGCTTGATGTTGAGATCGTCTGGAAGATCATGGCCCTTGCTCGGACCGAAGACGCTCCCCATCTGCTTCATAAAGAACGCCACTCCTGCCGACGCGCATTGATCGCGCAAGTTCCGCGCCCACTCTGGTTTCATTATGCGAGCCTGAGCGCCGCTCTCGCCGCCACAAATCACCCAATCAATCTTCCCGAGCTCAGGCCATGCATTTTCATTAAAAGCAGATAACCAGCCATCCATTCCTGGCCTGTATTTCAAGTTGTCGAGATTGATAGGCCCGATAAGTGGTTCACATGAGAGAAATCGAACGGCAGCATCAACCTGGAGTATTTCTGGTATGCGCTCCTCTGCGGTCTGATGGTTCTCCGTAGTCGTACCAAGCCAACAATGCGTCAATTCAAAGAATCCTAAATTAAGTCCGTCTTCACACATAACCGGCGTGATACGCATAGGACGTTTTGTAAGCAATTGCCAATCTAGCGCATCGCACGTATCGCCAATCAGCTTCCATAAATCTCGCCGCGTTTCAATAGGAGCTTCAAAATCGAAGATATCCGCTAGGCTCGCGCAAAACACTTTATCGCGTCGTCCAACTGCTCGCGCTTTCTTAGCCCACCGTATCGGCTCTTTCCAGTTGGCCGCAGATGTGCGACGGCGCTCCGTTCCTGGCCCCCACTTGCGCCCCATGCGCGTTGTGACAAGCTGCTCGGCGTAGCAATTGCGGCAACCCTCAGAAACCCGCGTACAGCCAATCCACGGGTTGAATGTGTGATCTGTCCATGCAATACCTGTTACTTCTCCCATTGTCAGCCTCCTAGCCGATATTCGTATGCGCGGGAACCTTCCCGGATGCGCTTCTGGATTACATGACCGCCGTACTGCGGCTTCCTGAGATCGCGAGTACGTGCTGTCACGCTAGAGTCGCTAATGCGCACATTTCAATCCCTTTCTGCTTGCCAGTTGCGCGAAGAGGGAGCTTCTCTCGCTTCGTCGTATCGGTCCTTGAACTCTCCCCATTTTTGAGCGCTGATCCCGAACGAGCGTAAATCCTGTAATTCTCGCATCTTGCCAAGAAAACAAAAGTCTTCGCCCGTGTACTGCTTTTCCTGCCTGCTACGGTGAAGCATGAGAATGACTTGCGCGGCCTGCTCAAATGCGCTGGAGCCGAGAATATCTTCCACGTCCGGATAGCGATTGAGATCCATCGGAGGGGCGCGGCGAATCTGGGCAAGCGCAACCATGCGGCAATAGTCGCGGGCAATGTGGCGCAAGGTTTCCGCTTGTTTGGGAGCTGCGTCGATGATGTTCCGCGCGCGGGGGACCAATAAAAGCTGAGCGTAATCCACAATCATCAGATCAGCTTTCCAACGCTTAGCCGCCAGGACGGCCCGCGAGCGAAAGTCTGTAACCGTCAATTCGTGCGTATCATCGATGCAGATCGGAAGATCGGCTAGTTCTTCCTGCGCAAACCGTACCGCCTGTCGCTGGTCTGGAGTCAAGCAGCGCGGGTCACGCATTGCCGAGACCGGAATACCCGCCATGAGTCGCCACAGCCGCCGGTGTAATTGCTGGGTTCGCATCTCAAGGCTTTGGAAATGAACTCGAAGACCGCGCCGTGCATTCTTGAGGGCTATCTGGAGACCTGCTTCTGTCTTCCCTGAACTTGGACGGCCAGCAAGGATACAAAGCTCTTCCCCCATCAGTCCAGCCGTCACACGGTCAATTTCCGGCGTAAGCAGATGTGCCCCTAGAATCTCCCCGGAAGGTGAATCGGCATCTTTCTCAAACTGATTGGCCGCGTCCACAATCGTTTCTGAGACCATCTTCCCGCCGGCATTCACCCGCGCCCCGGCATTTAGAATTTGCTCACTCATCCCCGCCGCTATTTGTTCCGCTGTTTCCATTCCATCAGCGGCGCGGGATATTGCCTCATTGGAGATGATCATTAGGCGGCGCGCAAGAGCCTTATCCCGAACAATACGTAGATATTCGCGGATCACTGGGCGGCGTGGCAACCCCTCGGTGAGCGACGCCAGGTAAGCCATGCCGCCGATAGTGTCCCGCTCTTTGTTGCGGTCTAATTCATAGGCGAGCGTCTGAATATCTATCGTGTGGCTTGTATCGGCAAGGTCCATCATGCGGAGAAAGATGCGCCGATGTGAGTCTAGCGAGAAATCATCGGCCTTAATCCCAACCTCTTGGACCTCATAGAAAGCCATATTATCGAGTAGGATAGCGCCGAGCAACGTTCTCTCTGCGTCCACATTCGCAGGCAATCCGGTATCGAAAGTTAGATCAGTCATTATTCCCCCGGCCTACTGAGAATCTTGGGTTTGGGCTGGGCGTTGGGTTTGAAAAGAGAGCCGTTGCCGTTGCTATTTTGTTTTATAGGGAAAAGCCCCGTATATCCCCGGAGAATGGATTGATTTATTACCCCTACTGGAGATTCTCCGGTTTGGCGAAGTTTTTCCAGTTCAGCAACTGCCAATCGGAGAGCATGAGGGGTGTTTACAGCTCTCTTCTTTTTCCGAACATCCAACCAGTCTTCCCAGACGGGTATCGGAATCCAATCGGGCAAAACAAACGCCTCTGGCGCTTCCCCCTCCTTGATCCCTTCCCTTCCCTTCCCTTCCCTTCCTACGGAAACTTTCGCGAGGACTCGCGAGGATTCGTCGAATGGCGGTAATTTAGATATGCTTGGACGATCTATCTTTTGATGATTCAACCAGTTAAGCACTTCTAGGTATGTGTGACTATCCACAACATAGCGCCGGATATGATCTGAGTCCTCCAATTCTTTCAACCACCCCTCCATGAGCTTTCCCGCGTCTGCATCGTAGGGATAAAGAAGGCTCGCGAGCATTCGCGAGTTTCCGCGAGTCCTGCCTTCATCGTCTACAAGTGTCCAAAGTTGGATGAACAAAAGACGCGCATCACGGGTAAGCGCACCGATAGATTCTGATTGCGGAAATTCAGGCTTGATACAGCGAATTCTTCCCACTCGTTCCCCTCTCATCCTGGGCGGCATTGGAGGGGTTGGATGAGAACCCCTCCATAGCCTAGCCGCGAGGAGCTACCTCACGGTTGAATCCACGCCGGGAGCGCGGTAATCTTCATTGTACGCCGCCCCGCGTGCTGGCGCAAGAGGCTAGGCATCAAGTATTTTTACGCCGGAGCCGTCGCCGGAGCCGTCGCCGTCGCCGTAGCCGTAGCCGGAGCCGTTGCCGTTGCCGTCGCCGGAGCCGTCGCCGTAGCCGTAGCCGTTGCCGTTGCCGTTGCCGGAGCCGTAGCCGTCGCCGGAGCCGGAGCCGTCGCCGTCGCCGGAGCCGTAGCCGTCGCCGGAGCCGTAGCCGTAGCCGTTGCCGGAGCCGTAGCCGTTGCCGTCGCCGTCGCCGTAGCCGTAGCCTTCTCTAATAGTCACTTGGTCCATACCGGCACACTTTCAATGTTCTTCTTGGCAACCGGAAGAACAGGTATAACCTCGATTGCATCAAGGATCAGTATGCGTGTGACAGGCGCGGGAAATTTGCAGTCTTGGGGGCGACTAGTACCGCGCTGCGCCAACTCGGAGATTGACGCGGCACCATTCCAATACCAGATACGCCGCGCTCCGGTGAGTTCAACTTCACGACTCTTGCGAGACACAAGCGTACCGGCAAATACTCCGCTCCGGTCGCCACGGACGATAACATATTTTCCTTTTACGATTGGCACAATGTTCCTTTTCTGCCTTTCGGCGGTTGTGCGCTACAGCGCGTCCTGGTCCTGGTGCAGATTCACGGCGGCGAGTGCTTTGTCGTACTCGATTCGGGCCTCAACCAGCTTCGCGCGTTTGGCGTGGAACTTCTCGACTAGCCGAAGATGTTGCTTCTCCCATGCGTCTGAGGCTACAGGCACGGTTGACGGGGCCGTGGCGGGCGGTGTGGGCTTCTCTGGTACGCTGCGCTTTGTTCCCTTGTCTGAGCGCGGCTTGCGGCCTGTGGGGGACGGTGTAGGTTCCGGCTGTATGGCGATGGGCGGATTGTGAGAGAGGTCTAAGCTGGCGATGTGCGCCTGCCGCTGGTTCCACTGATCCTCTGTGATTCCGAGTTGTACCCATGGTTCGTCTGGTTTCGTCATTGTGCTGCCTTTCTGCGCTTCGAGCGCGAGTTGGGTTAGGTGGTAGGCTGCGAGTTGGCGGGGGCCGGAAGTCACGATGTACTTTCTGTGGGTTGTGGTGCGGTGTGGGTGCGCCCCAGTACCGTTCCAGCAGGGCGCGGCGGTTGCGGGTTAGGTCAAGCCCTCGAAATACTCGGCGGGCAGGTAGCCGTCCGCTTCAGCGTGCGCCACATCTTCTGTCTGTGCGGCCATCTCAGGGCAGATGCTTTTGATTCGCGCAACTGTCGCGTCCAGATCCACTAGGAATCGGGCAGTTGCTTCGCGCATCTTAGCGATCTGCGGTTCACACTCAGAGCGGTTGAGACGGATGGTAATTTGAGCATAGCGGAGCGGCAACTGCCGAAGATCATTCCCGGCGGTAGAGGCTTCGTCGATCTTCTGCTTGTTTTTAGTCATTCCGCCGTCACGGCTGATAAAGTCAATCCACTCAAGATCGGGGTCTACCATGAACGCAAACCAAAGCTGGGGTTGATTGTCTTCTGGTATGCCGCCGATTCCTTGCGCGATAAGGTCCAGAGTTTGAAGGTGCGTCGTGGTCAATGGTCCCTTGGCCTCAATCGCACCATGCTCACCCACTAAACCGTCCGGTGACCATGCGGTACGTTCATCATCACCGATGACAATTCCGACAGTCTCAACCATGACCTTTTCTTCAAGTTCGTAGGCTGTACGCGCCAAAGGTTCGGCAGCAGTCCCGGCCAGCATGGGAGCGGAAACATAATTATCCTGTACCGCGAAGCCGGATAAAATCTCGCCGACTTTCTCCAGCCGGTATGCGCGGCGCTTGGAACCCTCGAATCCCTTTTGCGTGAAGTCGAGGATCGCGGATGCACGCGAGGCGGATACGCGCCCCAAGTGCTCTTGGAACCAATCATCGGTCCCTTGCACGATGTGTCGTAGAATC